ATTGGTCACCTTGACGCTTGTCGGTGCGCTTAGGGTAACTCTGACGATATCCGGAATGATTGGATAAGGAATATAAGTTGCTATCTTGCCAGGTGAATTATACTGTTTAGAATACTTTCTAGGATCAGCGCAATAGATATCAAAACTTGATACGATTCTGTTTGTGTCACCCGGAACAGTACTAGCAGATGAAAAACGCCCGTAATAGGTGTAGTCTAATTCATCGTTGAATTGAATCGGAACATCTTTTGTTTTATAGAGATACCACATCAGCAAATCAAATTTCTTTTGTAGCGCTTCTGGATCTTTATCTTCAAGTTTGTACTTCACTGTCAGTGTTCGCGAAGGCAAAGTTTGGTTAGTGATAATGCTGCCGACTTGAATTGATTCTGATTCAATGCCAACAGATATCACTTCCCTGCCTTCAACTGACAAAGTTTGATAACCTTCGATAACACCCTCTAGTAGAATGCCATCATAATACATAGCGGAAGTAGGAATGTACTCCGGTATGTCTCGTTCATTTTTCTGTGTGTCCATAAACGGATACATGTTGTTCATTTCCTACCTCCTAAAATTGCATGTTTAAGTTAATCTCGTTGCCTCGTGCTTGACTAATGTCGTCAAGGAAGGCAGAGAATTCACTATTGCCGATTCGAACGTTAAATTGAGCTGGCTTGTTATTGGTTCCGTAGCTGACTTCGTGTTGGACTTGCGTTTGAATCTGACTGTTGACTGCCGAAATACGATTGCCAATATCCATATTTGATGCACGATCAGCAATTTGCGAAGATGCGCGATCAACATAGCGAGCGCCGTCTAGCATACCTTCTGCTAAACCTTGAGAAGTGAACATACCTAATTCAGCCATCACACGTGAAGGAGAGTGGATATTCAGCACATCTTTGATTTTTCCGGTAATAGAACCAGCAACATCTTTGACTGCATTCACTACATCATCAATCTTGCTTCTGATTCCATTTACTAATCCATCAATGATGTCTTTCCCGATTTGTAACAGGTCAATTTGCCTGATGGTATCAAAGGTTTCTTTCACTCTGTCTACGGCATTCGAAACGCCGGTTTTCATGTCTTCCCACGCTTGTGCTGCACCATCTACAATGCTCTTAGCTGTATTAATGACAGCATTCTTGGTGTTTTCCCAAGCGGTTTCGACACCATCTTTGATCGCATTCCACATATTGATTGTGTTTGTTTTAATAGATTCCCACAAATCAACAAAGAATTGCTTCACGCTATTCCAAGTGTCAATCGCACCTTGCTTCATGCTTTCCCATGTTTCATATAACCATGTTTTTAAGGCGTTCCAAGCGTCAATTGTGCCTTGTTTGATATTAGTCCATGTTTCAACAAAGAATGCCACAATACTGTTGAATGTATCAATCGCAATCGTTTGAATCGTAGTCCATATATAGGCTAGTGCTGCTTTAATACCATTCCATATGTTCAAAAATGCCATCTGAACATTAGTTAAGAAGCTATCAAAGATCGCTTTAATGGAAGCCCAAATATTCGCTGCTGCAGTTTGGATATTGTTCCATATCCCGATCATGTTATTCATTGCTTCTTCCCAACCACCTGAGATTAAAGAAGTCACGAATAACACTGGAGCTAGAATAACGTTTTTCATAATTTCGAATATCTGACCGGCAATCTTAACTAAATTAGTCCAAAGTGTTTTCAGGAAAAAGCTCATATGGATAAACGCATTTCGAACACCGTACACAAGCGTTCCGAAACGGCTCATGATTCCATCTGCAATACCTTTAACGATAGATGTAACTGTTGATTTAATCCCATTCCACAAGTCTGAGAACCACTGTGTGATTCCATCCCAAACCGAAACGATATTATCTACACCATCGCTAAATGCTTGCTTCGTTCCTTGCCACATATCGCTAGCCGAATCTTTGATACCTTGCCAAAGGTCTGCAAACCATTGCTTAGTATTCTGCCATCCCTTTTTGACGCTATCCACTGCTTGTTTACTGCCTTCTACTAAACCATCCCATGCATTCGAAAAGAATTCTGTCATTCCGTTCCAAGCAGAGACGATCCAATCAACAGCAGCGCCAACGACGCTTTGAATTCCTTCCCAAAGACCAATCCAGAAATTTCTAAATCCTTCACTTGTATTCCACAGGTAAATGAATCCTGCTACAAGAGCAATAACCGCCGCTATAACGAGTCCGATTGGATTTAAGTTCATCAGGACGTTCATCATTTTTTGAGCGCCGTTGTATAGCTCAACTGCTTTTCTGGCAGTACCCATGACACCTTGGTAGATACTTATATAGCCAATTACTGCCATGATTAGCGGTAAGAAAGGTTTAATCGTATCCCACAGGGTTGTCAAAAAGCTAATTGCCGGTGGAATGCTGTCAGTGATAGCTTTAAAAGCTACGTTTACTGCCCCTTTGATCTTGTCAAAATTTTCCGCAATTGATCCTAATCCTGCATTTTGCATGCCTTCATCAATCGCTGTGATAACATTCGCTAAACCTTTTACAACTGCTGTTTTGATGTTCGCAAAGGAAGTCCTGATACCAGCTGAGTTTTTTTGGGCTAATTCAGCAAATCCACCAACACCTTCATTCAGTTCGATTAATCGACTGTTAAAATCATCAAAAGTAATATCGCCTTTTTTCAAGGCGGCGTATAAGTCGTTCGTTGAGTTAACGCCTTGATCACTAAACGATTTCGATACTTTATCCATTGCAATTGGCATCGTCTCAAGCAAAGAACGCCAAGACTGAAGGTCGACTTCTCCTTTTGAGAGCATTTGCTGGTATTGTTGCGCCCCACGGCTTGCATCACCTGCAGAAGCACCACTGGCCAAGAATGCATTGTTCAGCGCGATAGCTGTGTCTGTCCCTTTTTGCAAATCACCCGTTGAAATAGCTAGCTGTTGAGCACTAGATACGATTTCATCTAAACTTGTTGGCAATCCGTCTATTCCGTCTGTCAGTTTGTTCATTGACTTGTCGACTTCTTCAGCGGAATAACCTAACGCTTGCATAACGACCGGATATTTGTTCAATGTGTCGAAACGATCAATCGCACCGCCTAATGAACTAGTAACTAAGCCGATAGCATTGTCAATCAATTTAAAAACCCCGATACCTTTGGCGATATCGAGGATAGAAGTATTCGTTTTTTGAGTGCTGCTATCTAAGTTGTTCATCGAACTATCAGCATTCTTCATGGTAGAAGAAAAATTCTTGTCGACAGCCGAAAGGATCGCTTCAACGCTATATGATTCCATAGTTTTCCTCCTTTCTTCAGGAGTTTACAAATCTCGGTACTTTTTCATCCTTGCCCAAGATTTTGTTTTCAAGTTTTTCCTTGTTAAAGAATTTTTCGAAGGTGTCAAATAAAGGAACCTCGTATTTACCACGTTTTTTAGTAGCTTTAACTTGATTATTCGCCCATGCTTGGTAATGAATAAGCTCTTGTTCGTCTAACCTTTTGAGACGATAAGCAATAAGCCTTGTTTCGTATTCCGTCATTGTCATTCGATCAATGTCTAAAAAGTCAGTAATCCCGAGATAACGCAGACAGTTTATTTGGACAGTGGCATAAAAATCTTCTTCTACTTGCTTTCCTTGATTCTGTTTTCGACTGTTAGTGTTTTTTTCTTTGTAAATTCCGACTTTTTTAATTCTTCTAGTACCAAATCAAAGAGTTTATCCGAGCCGATTTCACCAACTAGGGCAATCAAATCTTTTTCTGCTACTCGTGGTGACTCTGTTGCATTTGCTACTTTTAACATTTCAATCAAAGTCTCGATATCTTCGTTAAAGAAATTCACTAGCGTTGAATCTAAGCCAAGCTTCATTGTCATCCCTTGCTCTACAACGGAATATCTGCGGTTCATTTCACGGATAAACCCAAATCCAAAAATAAAGCTATACTCTTTGTCGTTAATCGTTAGTTCCATTTATTCATCCTCCTAAAAATAAAAAGCACTCAATCAAGAGTGCTTATCCTTCTGGTGTTTGTTTTGTTGTGTCCACAAATGCATATTGAACTGCATTTTGTTGTTCGGTTGTTAGTGTTGCATAGCCGTCCTGATGAATCATTTGCACGGCATATTCCATAGAAACTTCAACATCACCTTCAGCGGAAGCCGTTTCTTCGTAGTTTGAGATATAAACTTGCATATATTTGGCTGCAAATTTCCCTGTATCGCCTTCTTGTGGTTCGAGTTTGTCAATGATCCATGTTTCCACCAATTTGTTGTTCATAAATGCATCGTAAAGCATTTTGAGAGTTTCGCTGCCACGTTCATATAAAGCAGTAGAACTGAAATCATATTCAATTGCTCCTACAGTTTGAACAGTGCCATCTTTAGTTTCGGTAGCATCTGTACTGCGTGACATACCGAATGTATGCTCGGTTTGATAAGTAACAGTTTTTGCAGCTTCTTCAGCTTGCTTTTCCAAGTCCCGATAGACCAAAATGACGTCAATACCTTTTTTTAGTGCCATTTAAATTCCTCCTATTAATCTAAAATTCAATTCAATAATCGCTCGTTTAAGCGGTGTGTTTGTGCTTGTATCTGTTACCGTCTGTATGTCGCTTGCATTGGTGTCTAGCGTCCATGAATATCCGTCAGATGTATTTACTTGCATCGCTTGCTCAAACAAAGCAGACGCTATTTCAGACACCTGTTTTCGCTTTTTATGCAATCCCCATACAGAAATCACGATCACGACATTTCCCAAGACATGAGACTTGTTAGTGGAATGAAGTGTTTGAGTATCTTCAAATTCTACAAAAGGATAGCTAGTATCACTCGCAGGTTTGTAGTCATAGGTTTGATACCCCAATGCATTCGATCGTTTAAACATTTCATCAAAGATTGATTGTTCTCTAGTCTTCATCTATTCCACCAACTTATCCATATCAGATTTAAACTGCGCCTTCTGCTTATTGAAAGCTGGTCGCATAAATGGTTGAGCTGATTGGAACCTTGTTCCGTACTCCAAATAAGGAGCGTAATCGGCGGTAGGTTTCACCTTTCCTGTTAAACCACCATCGCTCAAATCCATAGTTATTGATCGTCTCAAGTTACCAGTATCGACTGGCGCTTTACGTTGAGCGCCTTGTGTCAATTCAGCTGTATTCTGTTTGACGATCTGCTTCACATCTTTCATATTTGCATTAGACTTGAGTTTCATCGACAATTCGCTAACACCCTTGAGAGAAACAT